AAGTCATTTACTATTCTGTGCTTATACAACCATCCAATCTGTCCGTCTTGCTCGACAAGTTTATCCCATTTGGTAACTGGACGGTCAGAAGTGAGTGTGAGGGCTTGCTCAGTGTAAAGTTCGTAAGGGGTAGGCTCACTCCCTATCTCTACTTGCAAAGTTTGTATAGTATTCAAAAATTTTTGAATACTACTTTTATTGCACGATAAATACATATAATCTCCTGCCGCTACGGTTGTATGTTTATTATTATTCAAGTTTGTTTCTGCGGAGTGGTACAGCCATGAGACGATGACACCTGTCTCGGACTGTGTAATTCCGATGTAAAAGCCTTTTCCTGCCATTAGTTTTTCAGCGTAAGAAAATGTAACTTTATTCCCCTTTCCAACACGGATTGGAAATTTTGCATAACCGTCTCCATCTCTGATTATCCAGTTTGTAGTATCTCTTGCTTTTTCACGGTCAAACAAATTCTTTCCAGTCACTTTCACATCAAGCAAATATCCGTAAGGCTCGTAATCTAATGTAGTTTCTTTCCCCTCTGCATACATGACATTGTATATATCAAAAAACCTCGAATCAGCCGGAGAAAAGCATACAAAATGATTAACACCGATTTTAGAATTGACAATACCGTTTCCCGTTACAAGATTTCCAGCTTGTAAGCACGGTGCACTATAAGTAGCGGTCATATTTGATTTGTCATAAAATCCGCAAGTAAATCCTACGTCATCGTTTTCACCCGGTTTTTTCTGTATCAGCATAGTATACAGCTTTGTTTCGTGTCCTTCCGGCAAAGGTATGTATGCAATGTTATCCTGCACTGTAAAAACAGATATATTTTCTATTAACAGATTCCTACTTTCCCGCCCAGCACTTTTAATCGCCTGCAGATTGTCCGGCGCTGGATTCTCTCCCTGCGCACTATTACCAATCAATTCCACCCTCTCCAATGGCGCCTTTAAGCTGTTCGGAAGCATTAAACTCCCTACCCCTTCCACTTCTACCTTGTCGAAGTTTGGTGGCTGTGGAGGGGATACAGTACCACCTAAAGGGCATACCATATCAACACCGATGTTTCCAGTTCCATCTACCATTTTAAGCATTGTACTTCAACTCCTTTTTCGCTGGTTGCTGTGGGGATGATTTGGACAATGTTGCTTTTCCCACCGCCGTAAGAACCATACTGCAATCGTTGTGCGGTTTGTGCCGGAATCAGTACGCTCTGCTCTTTTGTTGCATCTCTTTCCAACGAAGCATATATCTCTCCGTCTGTAAGGTTTTTAATCAGAAATTCAGATGCTGCCACCTCAAATTCAAAAATCAGTGTTGCCGATGCTGTCGGCTGTCTCATTACTTTTACTTTGCTCATTTTTCTCACCTCCTAAATCGTTTTGGTACAGGTGCCACTCTTCCTCGCATATCGTAATAGATGCGTTCTCGTTCTTGTTGTAGCCCCATTCGTTTACAAAATCTGGTGTATTCTCCCAGTTGTCCTTGATACTTTGCTTTTGCAAGCATTACATCTTCCGGGTCAGCTCCACCCTGTTTTAATAGCACAGCCTTTTCCCTCTGCGCCCTCATAGCAGTTTCCATTTTACGCTGTTGCTGTTTGGCTTCGTACAAGGTGTATTCCTTGCCTTTAAAGGTCTTTGGTAAGCTTTCCTTGCGGTTCTGTTCTACAAGCCACTCATCTGTCCAGTTACGCTCTGAGATACCTTTCACAAAGGGGTAATACATATGATAACAATTCGCCCCAAGTAATCCGGTGACACTTCCTAGTCCGCATACTGTTGTGAGCTCCTCTTTGCTGTACACTCTGCCCTGCCATGCTGCGTGAGTTGGTCTAGCTCCGGCATGCCATTCCACCTCAAAGTAATCTGTTCCAAGCTTTTTGGCGTTCATTTCAGAGATTTTACCGGACAGCTGAGAAACTCCAGTCATCACAGCCCTACGAGCTGCTACGTCAATTCTGTTTGCTCTTCCAGATGCATAATCAATCTGTCTGAGTCCGCTGTTTGTTAGCTGTGTGACTACTCTACGCAAGACACTATTGTAATCAAATGCACCTGTTACAATGTCTAAGCAGGCAGCATCTAAATACTTCTGATAGACTTCGGCTAATGGGGTTAACACTGGCTTGCCAGTGCCGTAATCCAAATAAAACCCAAGTGACTTTGTAATGTTCTGCAAGTCATTTTCGCTTTGCTGTATTAGAGCTTCTGTGATCTGCTGTAGCTCTTCATTCTCTTCGTAAGGGATAAATTCTGCATTGATCTGCTCGTATATATCTTTGTTGCGGACGTATTCCCATTCGATTACCTTGTCATATAGTTCAAACATCTCCGGATAAGACTTATTCAGTGCCTCTTTCAGCATATTTTCGATGTCCTCAGAAGAGTGTCCTAAAATACTAAGCCTATTAATCTGCCAGTCTGCTGTGCTTGTGATTTTACCGGTTTTTCTTATCCTGCGGACGATGTCTTCTATGATCCGCATTTCCAAATCAGAGAAATGCTTCTCAATCTGCCCGGATAGTTGCTTCTTGTAATCTTCTCTCAATCAGATCACCTACTCCATGACTTGGTTCTGTTCCGGCAGCATCTTCTTCGCTGTCGCTTCATCCTCGTTGTACCATTTCATGCGGTATTCCAGATGCGACATCACTCCCATGCTCACGTCCTGTCTATCCTGCTGACGCTCTGCTTCCTCATCAGTCAGAATAGAATCGTTGAATTTACAAGAGAACTCATATCCCGAATTAAACATACTGTTGTAGAATGCAAGCCCAGCGGCAAAGTCTTCTAAGCAATCATATAGGTTGTTCTGGATCGCCGTCACTCGGTTGTACTTGCGGTTCTTCGATGCTTTGATCTCCGTGGCTGTCTTTGCCACTTCCTGTGCGTCTGACAGGTCACCATAAGCAAGACCGACAGAAAATTCAATTTCACGCTTGTATTCCTCCAACCCACGCTTAAAGGCTTCATCTCTCATTTCTGGGGAGTATTCTTTTAAAAGTTCTTGGTCTTTTCCGGCATCCAGATTCATCCCTCGATACAATTTGTTTTTGAGTTTTGGGAGTCCAAACTTCCCGGTTGCCTTATCTTGTTTAAGTGCTCTATTATCCACATGGATAGCACGCTCGCCAGATTCGTATTCCCAGTCAAGTCTTGCTCCCTGTGTATCCGTTTTCCGAATCAACTCAGAAGCTGACTCATATACCGATACGCCGCAGGCAGAACCATCCACCTTGTTTTTAATCGGATTGCGATAATATCCAAAGTCCATCCGGTTCATGCCTGGGTATGTAATCGGTCCAGGTAGGATATTTTCCCACTCTTCCACTACTTCTAAGCTGCATGGAAGACCGATATCATTGGCCGTCTGAGAGTGGAAGCACTTGTTTTCTATAGTCAGATTCCCGTCAATGAAATAGTGCCGTTCAATCCTTGCGAAATAATCAGCGTCCCCAACCTTTTTTACGGTCAGAAATGCAATATCATTCGGCTTTCCATCATCCCCAAAACTGATCGGGATGATCTTGTCGGCTGAGACAAATTCTGCAGCCGATTCTCCCAGTGGTTTCAAAACAAATGACCCAAGCGCAAGCCCTTCCTGCAGGTTTTCATTCAGACTCGTGATATTCTTCTGATAGATCTTGTCCAAACGTTCATTACTTACACTGGTTTCCATTTCCACAAGCGCGCAGTCCGCAAACTCTCGGCAGATTCCATCTTCGATTCCGAGAGAAACGATGCTGTCAGAAATCCATTCTGCATCACCATTTAACATCTGTCTCCATCTGCTGATTGCATCTATCATGTCGTTGGATAGTGCGATATCCTTGCCGATGATCTGTTTTAATGTCGTATATCCAAACATCCTCATGATTCCTTTCCATAATCTCTTAATTCCATCAAACATTTTCCACCTCTTCAATCAGGTATTTCATATCACGTTCAATCGTGTATTCAAATGCATCCAGGCTATCAATATCTGTGCTGCCATCATCCAGGCGTTCATCTTTACCAACAACTTCCTTGTTCCACACTGCATCCGTAAGGGCTGTCTTTAATGATTCACAGTCTTTTGTAATAAAAAACCGCCCAGCCCCCATGAGCTTGACGGTGCATCTGATTCTGTCGTTGATTGGTCTTTTCTTCGCAGGTCGGACAGAAATCCACGGAAATTCTTTTTCTACGGCGTTTCGGATGGAATTACCGAGGACTGTTTCTGCGTTGTCCCAGTATACGGATTCCACATTGCAGTATTGTACATAGTCTCCGCTTCTCACGCATATAGAGTAATCATCTATCACTTCTTGCACGAATCTGCAGAACAACTCATTCAGTCGATTACTGTCAATGTCCTCATTTTCGTCCTTTGCCATGACTCTGCGGGATTTTAGTGCAATTACATCGCTGTAATTATCTGTATATCCTCTTGCCACAAAAGAATGGCCGGACTGATTTCCACCAAAGTCCAAGCCGATCTCGATAGATGTGATGTCTTCCTTCCGAAACTGCTTATGTTCTGGATCCGTTGTAAACTTATCTACGATTTCACACCGGAATGCTTCTGGATTGTCTGCAAACCGCTTGTAGATAGAGCCGTCAGCTCTTTTCCAAAGTCCAAGGATAAGGCGATCATAATAGATTGTGCCTTCGTATTCCTTGCAAAGCTGCTTTACATACTCCTCCGGCAAAAACGGGTTGTCAAAGATTGTGTATTTCTGCAAGTAGATGTCTAGCTCCGGATTATCAATGAACTCTTTGAGCCAATGCGTTGGATGTTCCGGGTTGCAAGCTCCGTCGAAGCACGAATACGGCTTATCTAAACGCGATTTAAGCATCTGGAATACTTCTTTGTTCCACTTCGCTATCTCATCTCCATAACAATATTTAATAGATGAGCCTTGAATTTTAGCAACCTGACTGACTTTCTCTGCGCCAAGGCAATAAACCTCTTCTCCGAATAAATAAGCTGTATTGCGGCTGTTTATAGTCCCCACACGCTTATCAGTATATATTTCTCTAAGCGGTTGCAATACATTTCGCTCAATCGTGTCCCTCGATACTCCCAATATAACCGTAAGTCCCGGCTTTCTTAGTCTCTCGATTATTCTAACCGGAATTACCGCTGACGTATCTACAAACGATTTTCCCGAACGAACGGCGCCTGACTTTATATTCCATCGGTGTGTGGACTGTTTCGTATACTCAACTTGCTTCTCGCTTAATTTAATCATGGTTCTTCATCCCTTCAATGAATTTCAGAACCATGTCATTATCTTCGACGTAGTTTTTAGCCGCATACTCGTTTTCCATTCGATTGTCAGTATCTATTGCTTTAATCCTATCGGAACATTGGTTGTCTGCATCTCTTGCCATATCTGCAAGCAGCTTTCTTTTTTCCCAGCGCGTTAAAAGTGCATCGTCCTTTTGCTCTGCTAGAATTTCGTTATACCTTTCCACAACCTTACCAAACAACTCCGATGCCTTACTATCAACTGTTGTATCTTTCCAACTCTTTGATTTCGGAAACGCATCTCGGTAAGCCAAACGCTGGCTCATTCCGGATACTAGGTTCTGTACATATTTTTCATGCCTTGGATTTTTTAACGCTCCCATCTGGCTCACCACCTTTCTTACTTCCTATTTTTCTTGCTCATGTTCTGGTTAGTCCAACTATTCGCAAGAAAGTTAATCCTGCTCGAGCTTATCGCATCTCTTATATCTATCACCTGCGAGGCGTTTGTGAGCGTGTTAAGCTTTCCTTTGATTTCTTTCCCTATCTTCTTGTAGTTCTCTGCCATTTCTTTGGAGTGTGCATTCTGTCCTCGAATTCCGGTAGTATTCAGCTTTATATTATTATTAATGGTTCTAAAAGCACTGTCCACGATTTCCTTCGCCCATGCTTTCTGTTTTTCACTTCCACTCATTTTACTCTCCAAACAAAAAAAATCCAGCCGACAGCCGGATGTATTAAGCTTTTAGGACTACTGCATAACATAATAAGCAAAACCAAGCAACGTAACCAAATGAAAGGAGGTCGCAGTAGTCCACAACAGGCGCAATCGGAATCGAACCGATGACATATGGTTTTGGAGACCATCGCTCTACCAACTGAGCTATACGCCCGTAGGATGCCTTTTATTGACATCCTCTCCCCTATCCGCACTTGGGGACTAAAACACTAAATATAGATCATGTCTACTTGTTTACTTGGCAGATCTGCGGATATCTGCTTTTCGTGATATCACTCCGTAGCACTTCCACGGCATTCCGGATTTTTAATATTTACCGTGATATGCTACTAAGCCATGCGCAGGGATCGAACCTGCCTATCCATTCATGGCATGGAAAACGCCCCGCTTTCGCAGGGCGCCTTACCAGTGAGAATTGTGTTATTCATTTTCCCTTTTCGGGTATGATACCATATTACCATTTTCGAAGCGAACAGTGGCGAACATTTATGAAACTTTTTCTAAAAATCTGTCATGTGCCATTCTACAACTATCTTTCGTAAAAGGAATTCTCTTCTTTGGAAACATATAATTCATTCGCATAGCTACCATTTCCCACGTCAGATTATCTATGTAATACAGTCTAAACATGCTCCTAAGCCTGCTCTTTTCTATCTGCTGTATGTATTCTTCCACTTGTGTTTGCTTTTCGAGCAGATCAGCTTCCAGCAGTTCTAACTGCGCAATCTTTCTTTCATAAGCAGCCTGCTTTCGGATAATAGCCATCGTAGGCTTACCGTGTATCTTCACTGTCCGGAGTGGTTTTTTCCCTTTCTTTCCGCAAGCCACAGAATCTGTAACAACTGTCTTGTTTAGCTTATCCAGTGCTTTCTTGTCTTCTTGTATCCGTCTTCTAAGGTCTTTAATCTCTTCTTTCATATCTGCGTACTCGATCAATATCTGCTTGTCCACCGGCATCAATCCCCTTTCTCCTCAAATACTCCATAACATCCATGTGTCTGTATTTATTTCATTTGCGGTACTTAAATTTCTTTCTGGTGGTCTTATCCTCCAGTTCGATATTTGCAATTCTAAATCCTGCAAGACTGGCAATCTTTTTAAGGACCTCGATTACATCTCTTACATGCTTCGGTATATGATCCGCATGTGCAATCGCTCTGTCTGCTGTTGGATCTTTATATCCTTCTTTATTCATCACTCCACCTCCAACAACTCCGGATTATCAAAAATATTTCCGAATACTTCAAACTCGCTTCTCTCAATGTAAAAATCTGTCAATGGCATCGGAAGGCAAAACGGTTCGCATTTGCTCAATGCATCTGTTTCAATTACTTCCGTGTGCCAACCGATAACTCTGTCAACAACTTCTAATGTTTCGGCATCAATTACATTAAATTCTCCAAACCCAACTCTTGCTAAATCATTGTCGTTCTTATGCCCTCTTAAAATATCATTCTCCCAAATCTTCTTGCCGTTCTTGTCGGTAAGTCCTGTGTATTGGCAGAGAGTATCTGGATCAATCAAGTCATTAAATATATTAGTTCCATTACAAATCAGATGTTTTATCGGTTTACCATCTTCTGCTAGCGGATTGGTAATATATGCATACTGACCTTCCACCCATTCTCCATTATCTTTTCTCTTTGCTTTAAATAGGTTTTCTCTATTCATTTCTCTTGCCTCCTTGCTGTCGCATCTGCTCGATGTAAATATCTGTTGCGCACCTTACAATTTCCGGTTTGATTCCATCGTAATCAGTGCCTTTGTAAAAATTTTTGTCACATGATCTTTTGATCATGTATAGGATATCTTCAAATGTTTGTTCTTTCATTCTTCCTCTCTCCTATTCCATGCTTCTAAAAATTCCGCATAATCATGTGTTCCTGTCGAAAATTCTAATCCACATTCACAATGTATGTATATAGGGTCGCCCCCGCTATCTGGGTCATAAAATGTTGG